CCAAGCGTGACATGGAAATAGGTGGGTATGTTGTTCCTGTTGTCAATGTGTCCCATAATATGGCATCAGATGCAGGGAATATTCTAAACATAGATAAGCCGTTTGCTGCATCATACTATGACGCTGAAGATAGTCGACGATTTAGCTTGCGCTCTGCATCCGACGGATTAGACGTGACTCTTATTGCAGGAATGTACGACGGCGGCGGGCACGAACATTCATCCGGATTTTCGGTTCCGCGGGATCACCCCTTAGCAATGTGCTAAAAACCCCTTATAAAACAACAACTTACAAGACCCCTATATTTGTAACCTCTTGATTTTAAAGGGATTCATTTTGGTTGACCAAAGAATGGACTGGCAGTATAATACATACATAAGAAAAAACATTCCATTCAACAGCTAGGAGCCAAATATGTCCTCAGTAATGATTAAGAAAGGCAGCTACCGCGGGACGCAAATTACTAATGAAGCGTTCGTCCTCGTCGAGCAGTTCCGACAGGGCAAAAAGGGCGGTTACGTTACCGTCGAAAACAACGACCGGTTCCCCGGCTTTCCGGATCGAGTCAAAGTTAAAATCAACAGTATTGAAGATTACGAGTTCTCGGATGGTGGTAGTCCGGGTACGGATGCTGCGGCACCTGTTGTCGTAGAAACCGATGAACAGATTATGGAGCGCATCGACCACAAGTTTGAGATGCTGCACGAGATGACCAAAGCAACCTGCGCCGGTGACATCCGCGCAATGATTGTTGTCGGCCCTCCGGGGGTTGGCAAGAGCTTTGGCGTCGAGCAGGAACTGGAACGTTGCACTCTGTTTTCGCAAGTTGCACAAAAACCGCTGCCCTTTGCAGTTATTAAGGGCGCGTCAAGTGACTTGGGCTTGTATATCAACTTGTTCAAGTACTCCGAAAAAGGTAACGTCGTTGTGTTTGATGACTGTGACTCCCCCTTGCATGATGAAGTGTGCTTGAACATTTTGAAGGGCGCACTGGACTCGGGCAAGTCGCGTAGGATTTCCTGGAGCAAGGATTCGAACGTGCTGCGTCGCGAAGGAATCCCCGATAGCTTTGAATTCCGAGGCTCGGTGATCATTATTACCAACACCAAGTTCGACAACATCCGCAGCCCGAAGATCCGCGATCACCTTGACGCGCTTCAGTCACGCTGCCATTACTTGGACTTGACGATGGACACGATGCGCGAGAAAATCCTACGCATCAAATCGGTAGCGAAGTCGGGCGAACTGTTTACCAACTACGACTTCGATGCTGATCAGGAAAATATGATCCTGGACTTCATGTACGCACACCAGGACGAGGTGTCGGAAATGAGTCTGCGTATGGCGATCAAAATTGCTGACTTGGTCAAGTCGTTCCCGGAGAAGTGGGAAGCTTACACCAAAGAGCTTTGCTTCAAGCGTCGTACACAAGCATAAAGTTTTGCGCAGGTTGGCTCCGGCGCAGGAACCCCCGACTTGTTCGGGGGTTTTTTTTGACTTGAAAATGCATAGGTGTTAATATATTAATATGACAAAGTACTTGGAAGATGTGATAGTGTTCTTGTCCCAAAACTCTTGGGGATCACATCGAGTTAAGACTAAAATTAACCTTGGCAGGAATGATGTTAGTTTGATGCACAATTTGGCGCAGCAGGTTCTACAAGGAACAGCCCTCACAGAAAATCAATATGAAGTTAGTGTGATTCTCGTTAAAAAGTATTCGCGTCAATTGCGTACTAAGTTCGGGATTAATATCGACCAAGTAGATAAACTTCTATTACGCAATAAAATACGGGTGCCTAAACATTTAGAAAAAGAACTTAGGTTTTCTGAGGACCGACGATACTTAGAACTTTCCTTCCCGTTCGATCAGAAAATGTTTACCGCCCTTAAAAAGCTTAGGTATTCTACCCGCGGGACATTAGCGTATAGTTCTGCCGATAAATTTTGGTACATTTATGCCTCGCCTAATAACATTAAAGACTTTGTCAAAATATGTATGAACGATGGCTACAAGATCGCGCCGGACGTATTAGCTAAGTTCGAGGAGATTTGTAAATTAGATGTTAGCCACGCAAATACAATGCAGTTGACTGAGGACGGTATTGTGGTGGGCGCACCGAAGGAATTAGCGAGTGCGCTAGAATTGAAAACTAAGGGAATGACCGAACGCGAACGCATCATCTACTTAATTGATAGACGCAGGCTGTATGGGTACAATCTATCAGCCAAAATGTCAAGCAAAGCACGAGAATTACTTTCGGATACTACAGTACTGCACACTAGTCTAATGTTTGACCGTATAGTCGAGCTTAAATTCTTAAAGAACGATCAACCAGGGAAAGTTTTGACACATGTAAAAGAATACGCTAAACTAGTAAATAGAGATATAATTTTATTTAATAGAAAGGATTATCTTGTACTTGATGAAACTGTCAATGAAGATGAAAATGTTTGGGGTGTAGTGCGCGACGTGACAGTGCCCGCAAAAACTGACGGAACAATACTATTGTGTAATCTTTCAAGCTCAAATTTTGAGCATTTATATTTACAAAAGTGTGTTGAGGGATACAGCGACAGAATCGTTTGTGTATCTATCTGCCGTACCAATGGGGTAAACGAAATGTCCCCAAGCATAGAAAAAATGATATATTTAAATGAGAACAAAACTATTAATCAAAGATGAAGTAAACATAAAATTTGAAGGGTTAGATTTATCAACAAGAAAAAAGTTGTCGGATAAGTTTAAATTCAGGGTTCCTTACGCCCATCATCTACCCTCAGTTAAGCTAGGAAGATGGGATGGTTGCATAAACTTTTTCCAACTTGGTGGTAGTTCGTATCTTCATTTACTAGATCAAATATTACCCCTTGTTGAAAAGGCTGGGTATGAGATCGACCTCGAAGACTTGCGAATTAATACAACAGAGTTTAGTTTTGTTGAAGTGGACAAGGACAGTTATGGCCATTTTTCGTGGCCGAAAGGGCACGTTCATGAAAATCAAGCAATAGAACTTAGGGATTATCAAGTTGAGATTATTAATAAATTCTTAGCGAACCCGCAGGGCTTACAAGAGATAGCAACGGGCGCAGGCAAAACAATTGTTACAGCAGTACTAAGCCAGAAGTGTGAAAAGTACGGCCGCACAATCATTATAGTACCCAACAAAAGTCTGGTTAATCAAACAGAAGAAGACTACAAGATATTGAACATGGATGTCGGCGTTTACTTTGGTGACCGCAAAGAATACAATAAGAAACACACCATATGCACATGGCAGAGCCTTAATAATCTACTTAAGAACACGAAGAATAAGGTAGGTGAACACACGATACATGAGTTTATTGAGGATGTTATCTGCATTATGGTAGATGAAGCACATGGCACTAAAGCCGATGTATTAAAAGCTATGTTAACTGGAATATTTGCCCACATTCCTATACGCTGGGGCCTTACTGGAACAATTCCTAAAGAACTATTTGAGTTTAATGCATTGTTGGTCAGCCTTGGCCCAGTAATTCACAGGATTCAGACGCATGAATTGCAAGCAAAGGATGTGTTAGCCAATTGCAACGTCAACATCGTCCAGTTAATCGATCATATCAACTACGGCAGTTATCCGAAAGAACTAAGTTACCTAGTAACCAACGATGACCGAGTAAAATATATTAGTAACCTTATTAAAAATATGCTTGAAAGTGGGAACACGTTGGTGTTGGTGGATAGAATTAAAACTGGCAAACTGTTAAATACACTGTTACCTGATTCCGTCTTTATAAGTGGGAGCACTCATGTTAAGAACAGGAAAGAACACTACGATGAAGTTGCTGACTATAGTAATAAGCTTATTGTTGCTACTTATGGCGTGGCCGCTGTTGGTATTAATATACCTAGGATCTTCAATCTGGTGTTACTTGAGCCGGGGAAAAGCTTCGTCCGAGTAATTCAATCTATCGGCCGGGGTGTTAGGAAAGCAAAGGATAAGAACTTTGTACAGATTTGGGACATAGCAAGCACCAGTAAATTCTCTCACCGGCATTTACTAAAACGTAAACAGTTCTACAAAGATCAACGGTACGAATTTCAACTTGAAAAGGTAGTATGGCAATAATTCATGCACGGATTGATTAAAGTATTGCAAATAACGAAAGGATAGTGTATAGTAATAAGATGAAGATATTAACCGTAGACAATAAAGCATTTGAATTAGACAACATTCCAGAAGAGGTAGAAGACTTAAGGTTTTGTGTACTAGACAACAGCAATCCGAAGAACCCAGACTATTTTTTTATGCCACTAGTATTTTTAGAAAGCTTCAATTCGCCCGCCCTGGCTTGTAAGATCGGAGAACACATTATTAAGGTTCCGGTCTCACCACCAATGTCAAAGGAATGGCAAATATTAATAGGCGAGCCTGACTTAGGGGACTTAGAAACTATCCCACTAACAAGCGTAAACGATCGCGGCTTCAAAGCGTTCGTGTTTAATCCTATTGCCGATTTTAAACCTACCTTTTTAGAAATAGAGATAGTCGACGTTTACCAAGATGTTAAATGGTACTTCCCTAAGCTAAAGAACAATCACTTACTAGGAATACCATTGCATGATGGAGACAAACCACCCTGCATATTCCTAGTTAAGGAAATTAGTAGGCAGTGTGAGATTGTAGATATTAGTAAGGCCTGGTAATGGCGCTTGTAAAAAGCACAAAGGAAATTATTATATACGAGTCACCCGACGGTGGGAAAACTGTATATGGTAGAAAGAGCGGTGACCCACATGGTAGAAGGAAACAATTTAGTCCACCGAAGACTCCAGAAAGATATTTAGATGCATATGATTACTTAGAAGCATGTGATTTATCGAAGCGTAGTTTGATAATAAAGGATGCACTAGAGAGGTTAGCGGTTGCTTATGCCATCACCCAAAAAAACGACGAAACCCGGGGTTAACATAAAGGATCTTTGTAATGCGATAGATCGCAAAGACAGAGGTTTTTTCGATCGGCTAACAGCAGAAGAACAGAAAAAGTTTAGCGGGTATTTGGGATTAAGGTATGCCAGTTCAGTAACTGGCAATGCAGACCTTCAAGCATATTACTTAATAGCAGCAAATAAACGCGCCAACAAAATGTTTTTCGACATTGGGTCTAAGCATTTTGGATTACAATGGTTAGTTCTTAGCACTATTAGTCCCAACGTAGGCATGCAATTTCACGCATGGGTTCCGATACCCTCAGGAAAGTCCAAAGGCACTAAGAGCAAAACTAAGGTATTGCAAAAACTGTATCCCAACGAGAAATTATCAAACATAGACTTAATGGGTGAGCTTATGACTGATGAGGAGTTCAAACAGTTGCTGGAGGACTATGACATCAAAGCTTAAAATTGCAATAACTGGTCATACTAAGGGATTGGGTGCAGCATTATATGAGCACTTTATAAATACTGGACACGAGGTCTCAGGATTCTCTAGGTCGTTAGGATATATCCTTCCGTTTAAAATGCAGGAAGTACTTACGTTAGCTGATGATGCAGATGTGTTTATCAACAATGCATTGCCAGTAACAGCACAGGTTTCCTTGTTGTATCAGTTATACCATAGATGGAAAGACAAGCAGAAAATTATTTTAACTGTGGGTAGTCATACAACAGATGATTTCCATAGCGAACCAAATCAATACTACGCTGAGAAATTCGGATTAGATGCAGCATGTAAGAACCTCAGGAAGCTAAATCCTGTGTGTAAAATAATCCTAATACGCCCTAGTTACTTTGCATCGGAGCGGGTATTGAGAACAGTTAAGCCAGAACATTATATAGAAATGGATGAAATGTGTAAGCTAGTGGACTACGTTATAAGTAGTAAAATCCACATCGAGGATATGTTGTTTCAACAAGGAAGATGGCAGACGAACTAAGTTGTACATTTTGCGGGAAGTTTTTTAGAAGAGAAAGCACTCTTCAAGTCCACAACTGTGAGCAGAAAAAGAGATTCTTCCAAAAGAATGATCCTGGTGTGCAAATAGGATTTCAAACATACCTACGTTTTTTTGAATTAACACAGGGCACCTCTAAGTTAAAGACACACGAAGACTTTAGCACTAGCCCGTATTACACTGCCTTTGTCAAGTTTGGTAAACACATTAAAAAGATTAATGCAGTTGCTCCTGCACTGTTTATTGATTGGATAATTAAACAAAATAAGAAATTGGATAAGTGGTGTAGGGATGATATGTACGAAGAATTCCTACACAATTATTTGAGAAAGGAAAAAGCAGAAGAAGCAATAGAACGATTTGTGGAATTCACCGTGGAGTGGGGCATAGAAAACGATGCTGAATTTAACCATGTTTTCTGGCTAGGAAATGAGAATAAAATATGCTACTATATTACATTAGGGAAGATAAGTCCGTGGGCGCTTTATAATTGTGACACGGGCATAAAGTTCTTAGAGGAATTGAATGAAGAACAAGTGCAGTACATATTTAAATGGATTGATCCATCATATTGGCAGAGGCACTTTATAGACTATATGGCTGATACTGAACTTATTAAGAAAGCATTGAGCGACGGAGGCTTTTAATGGATAACGAAATGTCGTCGGGCCCAAGTAAAACTAATTGGAAAAAGAAATTTGCAATGGTTCCGTTTAGGCACAACGGAAAGTTTATATGGGGCGAGTACTATTATAGGAAAGTCTACGGGCCCGGCCTATTATATGGTAGTACGATAGACATTACCAAAAACATTTTTGACTTATTGGAGGACTAACATGTTAGACGAGGATGAAATGGACGGTGGCTATCGCGGACCCCCATCGGAATGGATTAAGGGTTCTTGGTCGAAAGAATTTGCATTATTTCCTATTAGGCACGACAACAAAATTATATGGGGCAGATTTTATAAAAGGCATTTTGAAAACCAATTCGGCATGAAATCTGATTTTGAAATAGAAATTACTAAGAACATCCTCGACTTACTTAAAGACTAAAATGTTAGCTTACAGAATTAGCGTTCCGTGGCCAATAACAAAGTATTCGACCGATCCGAATGACATTTATCGAGGATGGTTAGAAAAGAATGTAGGAAAGCAAAAAGAAAATTGGGATTGGGGCATGGATCCAGGAAAAGATAATCATTTAATGATATACTTTCAAAATGAAAGAGCAGCAGTTGAATTTACACTTTTTGGACAGATATAATGGATATTGATATTGACTTAGCCGACAGAGAAAAGCTTTTAGCGTTGATCCCGCACATCAACGCAATGAAGTTGAACGGCGATAAGATGGAGAAACATATTAGTGGAATTTATCTTACTGCAATTCCGCATAATCCATTGACTAACATGGCCACTATTGATTACAAGGAAGCAGAAGACCGCAGCTATTTTAAATTAGATTTATTAAACATGGGGCTTTATCAAAAAATAGATTCTGAGGAAGAATTGAACTTCCTACTTACTCTGCCACCACAGTGGGACAAATTATTAGATAGAGAATTTTGTAGTAAGCTTGTTCATATCAGTAACCATTACAATATTATAAAAACAATGCAGCCCGACAGTATAGATAAACTAGCTATGGTGTTAGCAATTATACGTCCAGCAAAAAGACATTTGCTAGGAAAGTCTTGGGATGACATTGAGAAAGAGATTTGGGTTAAACCCACAGATGGAACTTATCATTTTAAAAAGAGTCACAGTTTTGCGTATGCGCACCTAGTAGTATTGAACATGAATTTATTAAATGTGTTAGAAGAATAGCTAGAGTTTTTTAACTAGGACGATCTGCTTCCGTTTAATTCTCTTATTTGCTATTTGGCTAATGCTTACCTGCGGACCAAACTTGATAACAACGTCCTTAGTATTAAACGTGCGCAAGCTAATCCTAAACTCGGTCCAATCTTGCTTGAGAAATATGTTGATTGGAATTAACCTATTACTTTCCCACCACCATTGCTCACCTAGTATTAAAAACCTGTTTTTTTGCTCTACTGTCACTAATTTACTGTAGTCGTAGACATTGGTCACATATTGATCTACATTTTGTATGATGCCAATATATTCGTTTTTCCCATACGTCAAAAAACTAATAAACGGGTACTTCTCTAACAGTGATTTAAGTTCAAGTTCATCCATATTCAAATTTCAATTTATTTATTGATATGTAGACCATTTTAAAACTTTTTATTACTAGATAAATAACTAATGCAAGAGATTATGAGTTATCTAATAGAACAAACCGTGCTAGTTCAGCTTTGTGATTTATTAGAGATAAAAATCGGGGATAGAATAGTGTACGCTAGAAACGTTAAAATATATAAGGGTGTCGATAACACTATTAAGCTAGTTTTTGTAAATCAAGATCAAAAGCGAGTACCAATACAGGATAAGACTATTACACTGCATATTTTCCATCCGGAGGATAGCAGCATTGTAGTATCAACACCAGTTTTAGTTAGTGCTAGCCTAATAGGTATCGGAACAGCCAAGGTGCTCAATACCGATATTGAATTTTTAGTCACTGGATATTACACTTATGCATTAGAAGTTATTTCTGGCGAGGGAGAGGACGAAATTGCCTACGCAGACGATAATTATGGTGCCGGCGGCCAAGTCGAATTGATTGAAGGGAAGTATCCATATTACCTAAGAACTATTTGATTTAATTCGTTAAATCAAGTAAAATAACTAGATGCATAACCAGATCCAGGAAGCCGTATCTTTACACATACCAGGTAGGAAAAAAGTAACCCCGTCGGGTTGGTATAGCTTCAATGCGGTTTGTTGCACATACTTCGGAGAGTCCAAAGATAAAAGAAAACGGAGCGGCATTTTGTTTACGCCCGATGGATCGGTTGTTTATCATTGCTTTAACTGTAAGTACAAGGCATCTTGGGCACCGGGCAGGAAAATAAGTTTGAAATTCAAAAAGCTGCTGGGTTGGCTGGGCATGAACGATGCAAATATTAAGAAGCTAGAGTTTGAAGCAATAAAGTATTTGTCAATGCAATCACAAAGAACTGTAGAGAAGAAAGAAAAGATAGTATTTACAGAACAGCCGTTGCCCGATGGCTTTATTAACTTTGAAGAATTAAGTGTCCTGTCTGAATTAAGTGTGACAGATGAAAAGCTGGGGCTGTATAAAGAAATACTTGATTATGCATCTCAGCGTATGATAAATGTTCCTAGGTACCAATCGTTATTGGGAGCATCTATGTCCGATGGGTTTAAACGACGTTTGATTATTCAGTTTAAGCATGAAGGGAAAAACGTAGGTTATACAGCAAGATCAATAAACGATTCCTTTCCGAAGTACCTTAGTTCCCACGATGCCAATTTTGTTTTTAATATGAATGAACAGACTATAGAGAGAAAATTTGTAGTTGCTTGCGAAGGCCCGATTGACGCAATGAGTATTGGCGGCATTGCATTTTGTGGAAATGAAATTAGCGACAAAAAAGCAGAACTCGTTAACTCACTAAACAGAAAAGTTATTGTAGTACCAGACAATGATAAGTCCGGCGTGGAATTGATAAAGGCAGCGATCAAGTATGGGTGGAATATCTCCGAGTATCTGACAAAGACGGAATACAAGGATTTGAATACGATAGTAGGACAGGTAGGCAAGATACAAGTATTAACTGGTATCCTTAAGCATGAAATTACAAACGAACTAAAAATAAAATTGCTGCTTAAAAAACTTTTAAATAAACAACAATGAGCAAACCATACAGTTCTGACTTACAAAAATTATTCCTAGAAATAATGTTGCATGACGCACAAGTATTTGCACGGATACAAGGTATATTCAACCCCAGCAACTTTGATGAAGATTTAAATGAAGCGGCATCATTCATTATAGGACAAGTTAAAGGACATAGTGTTCTTCCTACTGTAGGACAGATAAAAGCAAAAACCGGATTAACTCTTAATAAATTAGATTCGTTATCTGAGGGTCACGCCAATTGGTTTTTAGAAGAGTTTGAACAGTTTACTAGAAGAAAAGAACTAGAACGTGCGATCCTGAAAAGCGTAGACCTATTAGAAAAAGAGAATTTCGACCCGGTAGAGAAGTTGATAGTTGATGCAGTACAAATCGGATTACCCAAAAATTTAGGAACAAATTACTTTGAGAATCCTAAGGAAAGGCTACTACGATTGAAGAACAACAACGGTCAACTTAGTACGGGTTGGCCAACATTAGATAAGAAACTGTACGGTGGATTTAATCGGGGCGAGCTTCAAATATTTGCAGGTTCATCCGGAGCAGGAAAGAGTTTGTTCTTGCAGAACCTATCATTAAATTGGGTAACTGCCGGATTAAACGGTCTGTATATCACATTGGAATTAAACGAAGACCTTTGTGCAATGAGATTAGATAGTATGGTTGCAGGTATAGCAACTAGAGATATTTTTAGAGATTTAGATACAGTAGTGATGAAAGTAAACCTAGTGGGCAGGAAGGCAGGAGATTTAGTAATTACATACTTGCCAGCACAGAGTACAGTTAACAATATTAGATCAATAGTTAAAGAATTAGAAATTAAAAATAGTGAGAAGATAGATTTCTTGGCAGTAGACTATTTGGATTTGTTAATGCCAGTTAGTGCTAAGGTTAGTCCAAACGATTTGTTCGTTAAGGACAAGTATGTAAGTGAAGAACTTAGGAACTTGAGCAAAGAGTTAAACGTTATTTTAGTAACAGCAAGTCAGTTAAACAGAGGCGCAGTAGAAGAAGTTGACTACGACCACAGTCACATTGCCGGCGGCATATCTAAAATTAATACAGCAGATAATGTTATCGGTATCTTTACTAGCAGGGCAATGCGTGAGCGCGGACGTTATCAAATACAATTAATGAAGACCAGAAGTAGCAGTGGAGTAGGACAAAAGATCGATTTAGAATTTGACATAGAATCCCTGAGGATTAGAGATACGTTAGATCAGGAACATACAGCACCAATTTCCACGCAGGCAGTGTTAGGACAGATTAAGAATAAGAGTACTGTCACTCCGGCAGAAAACGTGCCGGCACAGGATGGACCGAAGATAAAGGCTGACGTACAAAGCAGTAAGCTGAAAGATATGTTAAACAAACTAAAAACAGATGCTTAATGGCTATATAATAAGACTTGCAGGAGTAAAACTTAGTGAAGACTTAGCCCGCGATTGTATAGAGGCGGGAGAGAAACATGGAGTTCAAATTGAACCCTTTGCAGGAATAAATGGTCATGTTGCCGATCCCATTTTAGAATCCCTAGAACTTAAACCTTTTAAAGTAAAATCAAAAGCGTCTAAGCCTGGCGTTAAAGGTTGTTTCCTTAGTCACTACTTTCTTTGGAAGAAATGCGTAACACTAAACCATCCTATCGCAATTTTTGAGCACGACGGATTGCTAATGAGGGACGTTCCTAAGAACATACTTGATAGATTTGATGATGTGCTTAATTTGGATCCTTACGATCAATTTAGCAATAATTACGAACAACATATCAAATTGGACTCACTGCTCGTAATACAGGAATATAACAATCCCAAGTGCAAACCAAATACGTTACATGGCGAATATTTACGCGGAGCATACGCTTATATTATCAAGCCACATGCCGCTCAAAACCTAATAGATAGCTGTCATAAACACGGATATTTGCCGGCTGATCACCAAATTGGTAAGAACTTAGTAAAAATACAAACCACTTTCCCAAATCTAGCTAGGCTGCACCCGCATTATTCCATAGAAGGAGGTCGTATAAAAGCTGATTCATTTACTAGACACGGACCTCCAATTCATCATAACTAAAATAAATACTATACTGGAGTACCATTGTGCAGAAGAAAACTAAGAGTCTATTAACAGAGCTTGACGATTTATTTTTATCTAAGGATAAAACCCATTTTGTAGAGAGCAAAGCAACTAATCTCATACAAAGTGCCATTAACCTTTTGACCTTTATTAAAGAAAACTTTACTAGGGACGAAGCTGATGAGTTAGAACGTAGACTTATTAATAGCATTAGGGCGCATGATGGTAGCAAATTCACCAGAGGTATTAAGCGGATTAAGAATAAGGGCACTGAATAATGCAGTTAAATGAATTTAATAACCCGGTCAGACAGTTTATTGTTGAAGCTAAAGTCGAAAAGTTAACGCATTTAGAACACATAGAAGACTTAGTATACAATGAGGGATACGACGGCGCGACCGCCGCAGTTAACTTTTTAAACGACGTTCGAAGAATGTTGGAACTAGGTTCCGGAGACAAACCTGTCAAAATTACAAACAAGTGGGACGGCTCGCCGGCAATAGTTACCGGAGTTGATCCAGAGGATGGCAAGTTCTTTATCGGAACAAAATCTGCGTTCTCAATTAAAGTTCCAAAGCTTATCAAGTCGCCGAAGGATATCACTAAATTTTATAAAGACAAAGATCCAGAGTTTAAAGAGAAACTACTTGGCGCATTCAAGTATCTTAAAAAGCTAGGCATTACTGGAGTACTTCAAGGAGATCTATTATTCCTTGCAGACTCAAAAGCTGAGGACGTAATCGACGGTCAAGCAGTGGTTACCTTCACCCCAAATACAATAACCTATGCTGCTCCTATAAAGAGCGACGTGGGACAAGCGATATTGCGAGCAAAGTTAGGGATTGCATTCCACACTTCATACAGAGGATCAAGCTTGCCTACTATGCGAGCAACGTTAGGAGCAAACATACAGGGACTGAATGATACACCCGATGTTTGGTACGATGATTCCTCGTACAAAGACTTGACTGGTAGAGCAAGTTTAACGCCGGAAGAGAATCAACACTTATTAACTTCCATCGACAAACTACGCAATACTATCCAAAAGCTAGCACCTGCTAAGTTCAACATCGTAGTCCAAAACAAAGAATTTGCTAGATTTATTAAGCCATATATTAACAGTTTGGTTTGGGCAAGGAAGAACATCACCGATCCAATTAGCTTTTTGAAGGGCTACATTAAGTTCTATAGTACGAAAGTATTAGGGCAAGAGAATACTCCGGTAGGCGACGAATTAACGGCTACTATGAAGAACAGATTATATAAGATTAAGCAGCAAGAGAAATTTGTCGAGGACAATATGAATGTAATGCTGGGAATCCTTGCTATCTATCAGCAAATCATCAACCTCAAGCTGATGTTAATCAACAAACTAAATTCCATTGACTCGATGATTAGCACGTTTAGAAAAGAAGGTGCTGGTTATACAGTTACCAATCCGGAAGGATTTGTTGTGGTAGGTCATTATGGTACCGCAGTAAAACTAGTAGACAGAATCCAATTTAGTTCGGTAAATGCGGCGCGATGGAAGAAGTCGTAAGCAATCATCCTTGTAAGTTTATCGAGGAGTTAACCGAAGCTCGTTTATTTAGATATGAATCGGAGTTAAAGGGCAAGTCCGTGAGCGAGCTTGCTAAGATTTTATTTCTTAATCTACTAATGCTAGAAATACTTCGAATTGTCGATCCATATTACGTTCAAAAGTATTCGAAGGATACATTCCATTACGGCAGCTTCAAAGGAATAAGAAGTTATGCTACCGACTTACACAATTTAATTGCTGCACTGACGGACTGGGAAGTTAGAATACGTTTATCAAACGACAATGGAATTAGTGTGCCGATGATGGCGTTAAAACGTTATTTTCAGGAATTAGCTATAGGAAATCGCGGGCCCGTACAGCAGTCCCAGGATAGATCCTTATTCTATCAATTACAATCAGACTTAAGAGTACAAGAAGGTGTGGTTAGTCATGTGCGTCGTGCATTAACTAATTTGTATGATATTGAACCGAATGAGCTAATGGACATGGCAGAAAGAATAAGTAGAATGCTCGACAGTATGGGCACATTCACAGACGTTCACTGGCATTATAAACAGTCTGCTAGACACAAAGTAATCAAGTTTGGCTGGAAAAATAACTAATACCTGCTTTTTTCTTCTATTAGACTAAATATTATTAACAAAGACATCGTAAGGTGTCATTTAAAAATAGGAGAAATTATTATGCCAGGTTTAACAAGAGTAAATGGCGGAACCGGAGCGATTGAATTAATCGGCCGCGACATTGATTGGGTACTTATTGATTCGACAGGTATCGATACTACTCCAACCGCAGTAGATAGCAACTTAGAAATTGCTATGCGTGTGGTTGAGCAGTACGGTACAGTTACGATCGTAGGAACTCCAGCAACGTCTGCAGTTCGTTTTGCAGTCGAAGGTTTGTCAGCAAACGCAGCAGTACTTGATACAGCCCTAGCAGCAGCAATTTCAGGTAACACACCTGCAACTACTGTTCATACAGGACTATCAGGCGCAGTATTTGCGTAATCTAAGTTTTTTACGCAACGAAAAGGGCGAGTTTTTACTCGCCCTTTTTTATTCTCTATAGTTTCTAACTCACTAAATATGACTGATGATAAAAACCCACGGATCCGCAGGTACCCTTGAGTCCACAGAGGATGTACAAAATCCAATCGTCTGTTATTCCTTAATTGATATCACCAAAACAGGAATTGTAAGTAATTTTAAACCAAGTGCGCCCGATTTTATTGATGACGCCGATCAAGTTATTGATGATGAAATATCTTGGAGCAGATCTAGAAACCAACAACGGAATTTTGAAACTATTATTCAAACAATCGGCCTTAAAAGCCAAATTACACACCTTCAAGTACCAATAGATAATTTAGTAGATTTACAAGAACTAGGTTGTTTTGGAAAATCGTTTAAGGGTAAACGTAAAGTATGGACGTTTACATTTGCAGTAGAACATATCGACGTCTATAAAAAGGACGGCGAATCCTTGTTGCTATTGCCGGCAGATGTAAATTTAATTCCGTGTATCTTAGACCTGACTGAAACAGCTAAAATTAAATACCCCATTTTTCAATCGTTCGGAAACAATAAAAATATTCACTTTGAAGAAATACTGCAATAGAATAGATTAGAATTTGTGGTAAATATTATCGTACAGGCAAACATAGGCTTAACTAGGCACGTTAATTTTGTTCCCCCTCGAGACATCGAGTATTTAGAATTTGTAATTGAAAAGGGTTATATGACGGACGATATAGAAAAACGTGACCTTGAAGCACATGTCGTACTTTGTGCAGAGAGGTATAAGAACTTGGATAGAAAACTTGATAATTTAGAAGAACGTACTTCTCACATTGAGCGGACTGTCAACGACATTAAAGAGAGACTCTTTACAACCAAAACTCAAAGTCAGGAACAAGACTTAGCAAGAGTAAGATCTAGTAGCGACCAAGTTTTAAAATATGCCCTCGGAGTGATAGCTTTATTGATAACTATTATTATCGGCATAAGTGCTTATGAATTTCAAAGGATAGATAATGCGACGAACAAAACGGCCACAGAAGCCACAGAAACAAAATAAAGACGTTATTGAAGAACTTCAGAATCTGATAGCTGCAGAGTTGGCTAATATTAACACGGCAAAGAGTTTTGTTATTCTCCCGTGGGATTCCAAGAACTTTCAAATTAAAGATTATATCATTACTTTAGAGGACGAGAAGGTACTTGTCTCCCACAATTTAGTCCCAGTTAAAGAATTTTACACTAAACAATGTGCTATCCTCTATGTGATCTCACTGCTAGCTAACGATATTATGGGCATTATTAAGGTCGAAAAATTAGACAGGGAACTATTCTTCCTAAAAAACGACCAAGCAGTGCTAGAAAGCGTGATGAAACGGACAGTAACCACCGACCCCTTCAAATCTCAGGTAGTAGAGCACAAGCTTATTGTAGTGCAAGGGAAGATAAAACAGGTGCTAGAAACAATCAAAAAATATTGTTTTTTGACTAAATATCAAAAAAGGATTTGATTTATGAAATTAGGTGAATTAGGTAGTTTTTCCAGTGATTTGCTGAACAGAAAAGTAAGGCAAAAGTTTGGTTTCGGATTCAACACCAAACATTTAACTTTGGAAAAAGCCAACATTCTACTTGCAAAAGTAGATGAGAATATCAGGTCCTACAAAAAAGCCAACGGCAATCTTCTTACCGAAAGAAGTTCACACTTTTCGAACCTAATTTTAGTTCGTGATAGCTTAAAAAGTTATCTTAAAGAAAATGACAAGAGTGATGAGCAGAGCAAATGTAAGGTATGTCACAAAATGTTTACACCTGAATACGGTGAACATGCGCGATGCCCAGACTGCAAAGCCGATCAACATTCCGCAGCTGAAAAAGCTACCGGTGTAGAAAGTAAACAGTTTGAAAATAAACCAGTTATAGAAAACAGAGAGAGAAAAATTATGATAACCAAAGTAGACCACCAAAAGTTGCAACGGGCAGTAGAAATGAGTGAAGCTGGTAAAGCAATTCCTGCACGTTACCTGGACACTTTGAAAGAAGCTCTTGCAAAACTTACAGTAAAGAAAGAATTCAACGAACAAGAAATGCGTAAGTTTTTTGCTGCGCGAGGCAAAGCATTAACTGAAGGCGAAGTCGAACAGGCTCAAGCAATTCTAGCTTCTAAGGATTTAGTAGATAGATTGCAAGGCATGTTGGAAGACGTTGGCGGAATGGTTAATGAAGACATTCCACCGTTAACAGATACTATTAGAAATGAAATCGGTAGTAACGAAGCATCGAAGTTTAATAGTGAAGTTACTGCCTCATTGAACTCGTTGCTTGATACACTTCGTCAAACTAGAGAACAGATTGACGCCGCAACTAGAGAATTGGCCGGAGAACAATCCGACGACATGGGAATGCCAACAGACGGAATGGATCCAACAGACGGAATGGATCCAACAGCATCAGGCTTAGACAGTGAAATAGATTCAGTAGTTGGTGATGACTTTACTGGATCGGACGCAGCAGTTGGAGGAGCCAATCCTCTGGGTAGAGAAAAGAGATAATGAGACTGTATGAATTTAGTTCAAGCAAATCACCAATTGAGAGTTCTTTAATTGGGATTTTGAGCTTCTTACGGTATAGGGCTCATAATTTTAATGCTCCGTTAGACATTAGTACAACAGAACTGGTTTCGATGATTCAGAAATCAGGTGTTCCATTCTCCTACGAAGCATTGGTATCCGCTAATAAGTTACCCACAATTCAAAATCTAATTTCTAGTTTCGACGACAAGACTGTAAAACTAAAACCAGTTGGCGACGAGTTTGATAAAACAGATCCTGTGATTAACACAGATCCTGTGGATGGTGCGGCGCCATCCACAGATCAGCCGTTTGCAGAACCTCAGCCTCAGCCACAGCAACAAATGGATCCTCAGCAGGGAGGAAACGGTAGAGTACCGAAGCTAAACCGCGTTGACCAAATGGCGAAACAAGCATTAAGTAGGAGACAGTAAGTGGCTACTACCGACACAGTAAAAAAAACTAGTATTAAAGACTCACTATTAAAGAATATTAAGCTAGTTCTGTATATTAGCCTTGGGGTGTTTTCAACTATCTCTGTAATCGGAGGCGGAGTTTTATATGTTGATCGCAATTATGCTCACGCCGGTGATGTTAAACAGATCTTAGAGAACCAAAAAAGCCAAATTGATTTTTCCAAGAAACAACAGCAACAGAATCTAGTATTCCAATTAGAATACTATGACGACCGTATTAAATATTTAATTGCTGAAACAAGAAGAGCAAGATTTATAATGACCGATCCTAGTATTCCCGCAACAGCTAAAAATCATGTCAGAGATCCCGAAGATATCCAAAGAGAGATTGCAGATCTTAAGCTACGCAGAGAGATTATTAGAAGAAACTTAACAGGACAGTAGCATGAAAGTTGTTGATTTTTCTGATCAAACATTAACTGAAGACGGCTTTTCCGGTAAGGTAACAGTGTCCCACGAACTTCTCTCCCAGCTTAAAAAATGGCTACAGATGGATGGTCTTACTTGGATAGACGAAAATATATTAGGCGACTACGTTGAAATAACATTCGATAACATTGAAGCATATAATCAAGCTAAAGACTGGGTTAGTGAAGAAACAGAAAAAGACGAATTTAAGAACGGCGACATTGTTAAACTAACATCTAAATATGCAGATAGAGGGGATGAAACCTTTACTGTAAGTCAAGTCGGTAACAAACCAGGAAAAGCTTGGATCGGCGACGAAAATGACCGTGGTTGGTATGTACGCTTTAATCAAATTGAAAAAGTCGAAGATGATGACGATAAACCTTTAGAGGATTTAGATTGGAATAATTTGGGCGAGGGATTGAGTGTAGAAGATAAACTCAGAATATTTGAAGAATACTATACTAAAGGTAATATAATAGAATCCAATGACGAAAATAGTAGGGAATATTTTATGTCGTTATTTAATATGTCAGATGATCCTATTGAGAATCAGACCTATATAGTCGTTCCATTGGTATTAATTGATAATAGAGTAACATCTTTAAACCCACCTAGTTACATGAAATTTTTAGGAAATGGTATAACTGGATTAATATTTTATTCATCCGGTGGAGAAATAATATTTCCGGCTCCGCAATTAAGAGGAGTATCAACAACAGGAACATTTACCTTTTCAAATATTGAATCATACAATAAATTAAGAAATATTATAAAGTTAAAGTATAATTTCCATTTACCAGAAATTAACGTAAATGAACATGCATTTACTGTTTCCCCAACTGGCGAACGTAAAACTCAAATCGACAAGTTCGACGATGACCGTATTAAAAACGTCCTAAGACAGATGAAGAAGTCCGGCAGTTCCAGAGATGAAAGGGAGCACCAATTGAAACAACATAAATTTTTTAAGAGTGTGGCGACCGAAGGACGAGAATTTACTTGGGATAGCCTGGGCAACGAAATGAGTATGAAAGATAGAATGTCAATATTTGAGGAATATTGCATAAAAGGTAATTTAACTGAGTCTAATAAAGAAAGTTCAGTTGACTATTTTAGGTCGCTGTCTAACATGTCAGACAAACCAATTAAGGGCGAAACATATATAGTAGTTCCAATGATATTAGTTAATAATATTGTGAGGACCATAGCCAAACCTAATTATTTAAAACTCGTTGGAATAAAAAAAGACGAATATATATTTGATTCGTCTGATGGGAGGAAAATGTATCCTTCCCCAGGAGTGGGAAACAATGCAATATATACTGTACTTATTTTTTCAACTGTTGAAAAGTATGATAAGTTGAGAAATATTATAAGATTAAAGTTTGATTTGGATTTACCAGCAATTGAAAACAACACAAATGAAGGTGATGTAGTACCTGTAGACTTTGGTGCTAAAAAAAGCAGTGGTCAATCCGGAGATAGTGATGTTATTCAAACTAAATTTGCCACTAAGCAAGCACAAAAAGGTAAAGACAAATATCAACGTCAACCAGACGTAGCAGATTCTATTCCGTTGTATGATCCACAGCGTAAGACGGGAGTTTTACCTCACCTTGCTAAAGGACACGAAGTACCATTCGATCACTTTTATGCACTTGGTGTGAGTGATAAAGTTTCTAAAATTATTGGCGTTACTAGTGACGGTAAACAGATTGTAACATCTACAATGGGAGCGCCCGTAGAACTTGCATCTAAAATAGCTGATGCTTATAACCGCAAAGGTTTTAGCGATGTTCCAATTGAAAAAGTTCCTATGAAAGGTTACAATGAAACTGAATTAGATGAAGCAAAACATTTCCGAACAGCATATGGTTGGGCCGGTGGACGCAATGAGAAGACGGGCGGAATGCACAAGCATCCTGAGGCTAGGAGGGGTCGTCTTGCTATGCCGTTGAAAGGTCATCCTTACCACACACTTCCACATAATAAACTACAGTTTATTATTAAAGATGCTAGCGAAGCCGCATTAGCAATGCAAGGACATAGTCCAGACGCAGAAGCAAAATATTTAGATCAAGTAAATGATGCATCCACAGTATTAGGTTACAGACAGAAAGGCGGGCAACAAATAGTGCCTACAAACCCTGCAGTTACTGAAGGCGATAAAGTTGATAGCATTACAGTTGACGTCCCATTGTTTATTCGTATGTTAGAGTTTGCTAGGGAAGATGCTAAAACAGATATGGATTTACATAGTTTAGCTGCCCGTTCAATTAAGCTTACTAAGAAGTTTGGTAAGTTAAGCATGAGGCACTATAACAAACTAATGAAAAAAATTGCTGCGTTTAACCCTGCGCGTGGGCGTGGAAAATTGACTACCGTTGCAGGTACAGGTGATGTTCCTGACGTTGGCATTGGTGAAGAGCATGTTACAGAAGCATCCTCAGGAATTAATCTTACTCAACTAGCAAAGCACCTTAGAAACTTTCCGGGACTTAAAATGGATTCAATCGAAAGAACATCAGGATCCGATAAAGCTTGGCTCCATTTTGATTCTAAGTTTTTGCTATTAGATTTAGTGAAACATTTAAAGAGAATGGACCCGACCGCCGCAGAACAAAATATCGACATTGGATTTGGTAAGCAAACTATAATACAGGGTAGAAATTGGCAAGTAGAATTCCAAGGTGCAGAAGAGGGTTGGGAAC